AAATGCCAGATAGACCATATCGATTTATGTAAATCAAACAATCGGATTTCAAATTTGCGAGAAGCCACTATTGGACAAAACAACTGCAATACCTCTATAGGAATCACTAACACTAGCGGAATAAAAGGAGTTTCATTTCATAAGGCATCCAATAAATGGAGTGCATTTATAAACAAAGACGGACGACAAATTTATTTAGGCATACACGAGACACCTCAAAAAGCAGCTGAAGTTGTGAGAGCAAAAAGGGAGGAGCTTCATGGTGATTTTGCAAATCATGGATGAAACAGTCGAAGCTTTAAAAGCAAAAGTCGCCGCCCTCGAATCCGAACTCGCCGCGCTCGCGAACCAAGAGCCGTGCGAGTGGCAATACCGAGACGGCGATCATTGGTTCAGGATGGTGCCAGGGCATGCCGCCGAACGGTTCTATTCAGGATTCGAGATACGCGCCCTCTACGCCCACCCGCCAGCCGCAACGTCAATCAGTCTCATCGATGAGCGCCAGCCAGACGGAAGTTTGATCGTTAGCGCAATGCAGGGTGACGAGGAAGTCGCGCGCATGTGCTTGCCAGCCGCAGCGGCGAGCGAGGATGCGCGCGATGCGGAGCGGTGGAGAGCAGTCTCAAGCATCCTGTCTGCCGACGAAATCAAGGACATTGCGATTATCGTTGCTCACGAACGGGGGGTTGACGTTGCGAACGCCTTCAACAAGACATCCGAGCATCTTATCGACGCCGCTATCGCCGCCAAGAAGGAGAGCAAGACGTGAGCGAAGCAGACCAAATCGAGTCAGCCGTTCTCAGAGCGGTCAGAAAGGCCATGGACGAGCATGCGGCGGCCCACCCTCGCCCAACGCAGGTCAACATGAAGCAGGCGGCCGAAATGCTCAACGTGAGCCCTATGACGGTCACGCGCATGGTGCGCGCCGGTACTCTGCGCCTGAACGCCTGCGGCCTCATCCCCATTACGCAGATCGACGCCGCGTTGCAGGCGCGCTCCGCATGAACTCCCCACGGCGCCCCCGAAGCTATGAACTGCCGCCCGTTCGGTGTCGGTTCGAGTCCGGTCCCGGGTACCAACCTTTGTCTGATTTTGTTATGTGAAATAACAGAACGGTACAACAAGGCTCAGCGGGCGGCATGGAAGGATGCGATTGTTATCTGGCGTCCCATATTCTATACTCGGCTCCCCAAAAACTTCCCACGGGGCTACGCATGGCGTCGATCACGCCGCACAAGAACGGCTGGCGCGTGCAGGTGTACGTCAGTGGGGTTCGAGATTCCAAGGTCGTCAGGACTCAGCGCGAGGCGAAGGCATGGGGAGCCGCGCGGGAACTTGAACTACGCACGCGGAAAGGGAAGGAACCGGCCGAACTGCATACCGTCTCCGACATGTTCCGCGAGTACATCGCGAAGGTGTCAGCCGGAAAGCGCGGCGAGCGCACTGAGGCATTGCGCCTGAAAGCGTTCGAGCGTGAGTTCCCGGAGTTGGCCGCGCTGACGCTGGCCGAGTTCAAGACGCCCCAGCTTGTCCAATGGCGCGACGCGCGGCTCAAGAAGGTCAAGCCCGGGTCGGTCGTGCGCGACATCAACCTGATCCGCAACGTCTTCTACACCGCGCGCGACGAGTGGCACTGGCTGACGCACAACCCGTTCACCGGGTTCAAGGTGCCGCAGGAAGGCGCACCGCGCGAGCGCCGTGTAAATCCGTGGAAAGAGGTTAGGCCGCTCTGTCGAGCGCTGGGCTATGTCACCGGACGGGCGCCTAAGACGAAGAGCCAGGAAGTCGCGCTCGCGTTTCTGGTGGCACTGAGAAGCGCCATGCGCGCCGGCGAGATATTGCAGATAGGAAGGGTCAATTGCGACCTAAAGAAGCGCGTCGCCACGGTCACGCACAAGATGCAGCACGTCACCGGCAAGCCCCGAGCCATCCCCTTGACGCGCCACGCGGTGCGGCTATTGCGGCCGGTTGCAGAGCGGGAGCGGTTCTTCACGATTGATTCGGCGTCGCTCGATGCGCTCTTTCGCAAGGCAAAGAGCCGCTTGAAGATCGAGGGACTGCACTTTCACGACAGCCGGGCGGAAGCGTTGACGCGGCTCGCGCGCCGCCACGACGTGCTCACGCTCTCGAAGATCAGCGGTCACACCGACCTGCGCATGCTCTCGTCGGTGTACTACCGAGAGTCGGCCGAGGATATCGCGGCGCGGATTTAGGCCGGTTCCGACTCGGCGTCGGGCCGCACCCATCTTTCTAATGAATCCGGCGTGCCGTGATGAAGCATGAAGCCGTTTCAGTGCTGGTCGAGAATGTCGCATTGACGACCACATACGCGGTTGTCGTGGAACTCACGTTGACGATTTGAGTGGGAGTCACGAGCGATTCGACATCGCCGGCCGGGATTGATAAAGTCAACACCGAATAATTGGGAATAGCCGGCAAGGTAGCCGATGTCGTGTTTATGCCTGCCGCAATCTGAGCCTGGGTCGTCGTGCCAGCGGGAGAGAAGTAGGCATTCCCACGCACATCCCAATCCCCTGCTGTCAAACTGACGCTCGTGCAGTTGGCAGAAACGCCGGATGTCAGCGACACGCCAGATGCCGAGTTCGTGAGCGTTTGCCCAACTTGCCCTGCTACGGCCGTCGATCCGTTCGTCACACCTTGAATATTCGGGGTGCCGATCGTCGGAGACGTTCCAAGCACGACCGATCCAGATCCCGTCGTAGCGGTGACGGTGGCAGTTCCGCTCGAGAACACGGGTACACCATTGGCCGACCCGTTGTTCGCGCCTAGGCCCCCGGACGCCGTGGTGATCGGCGTCGTCAGACCGACGAGCGACGTGATGTTCGAATTGGTTCCGCTCGTTGCGATTCCCGAGTTACACCCGAAACCCGATCCGCTCGTGTATTGCAACGCTTGCGCGGCGCCGTTACACCCCGAGATGGAAACCGCCGTCGGCGTCGCCGTAGATCCGGTCGTATTTCCGATCACGGTGTTGGCGGCGACCGGCGCGATGCCGTTTAAGCCCACCCCACCCCAAGCAGGAGCACTGGATGCGCCGGTCGATACGATGGCCTGGCCAGAGGTGGACCCGGCGGGGTTGATGAGTTGGACCGGAGCAAGCGTCGCAGCCGATGTGGCGATCGAGACAAGAGCTAGCGCGGCGAAGAAAATGCGTTTCATTTTTGGGGGACCTCAAATCGGCATGTAGTTGAACGTCGGAGAGCCGGTGAAGCTAAGCTGCACGTTGTCTCCGGGAAGCAGAACGCACCATGCCGTCGTTCCGCTGTTAGCGACGATCATGGAGTTCGATCCGCGCGTGACGATCATGTTGGTGAGCGTGCCGCCCTGGAAGTTGAAGGCCACTGCGAATCGGTTGTTGTTCTGCCACGACCCGCCTGATGCGATTCCCGTGACAGCGGTCATTGCTCCGTAGTTATGCCCATTGATCAGGGTGTTCGTTCCGGCATCCGATACCTGGCTGGGGGTGACGCCGTAGATCTGCGTATCCACACAGGTCTCATTGACAGCAACGATCTGCGCTGAGTTGGTGGTAGAGGCCCCCGGCATGCCCTGCACAACCGCGCCCGACGTGTAGTTAAGCGAGATCGTCGCGCCGCCGGGAGGGGTGCCATCGACCTGCGAGCCAGCATCGAGCGTGATGCCGGTCATCTTGGCCGCCGCCCCGCTCGATGCGTCTGCCACCACGACGGCCTCTGCGGTGAGCGTGGCCGAACCGTTCAGCACCGGGCCGATATTGATGCCGTAGCGGGGAGAGACGATCGTCGAGCCGATCGTGCCGCCGTTTGTGATGAGCACGACGGCCTCGGTCGCATCCTGGAAAGCACCGCCAACGCCCGAGACGACCGCGCGGTGCGACACCTTGCGCACGCTGATGCCGTTCGTGTTGCTGCCGATCTTGACGACCGAATCGGCCGCGTGTCCGTTGGAGAAGCCAGTCGAATTGACGAAGCCGGCCTCGATGTCGGTGATCGTGTTGTTGATGCCAAAGGTTCCATCCATGAGGACGGCTTGCTGATAGAGCGCACCCGTATCCAGAAAGCCGACGCTGATGTCCGAGCACTGCATCTGGCTTTCGGGCGTGAAGGCGATCCCGCCGCAGTAGTAGGCCTCGACATGCTCGAACTTCGAGTGCGACGAGCCGTAGATGCGCACCGCCCAATTGGCGAGCCCGTTGCCGCCGTCAACCTTCAAGCGCAGCGGGAAGATCTGGCCGTCGGCTTTCAGGTTGCTCGAACTGCCTACGCCCGCGTAACCGAGCGTGAACACGGCGTCCATCGATGCCGTCGCGATGAAGCACGTGTGGGTCAGGTAGACGGTATAGTTCTGCGTCTGCTCGAGCCGGATCGGCGCAGCGACCTTCCAGCCATAGCCCCATTGCGAGTTAGGGCTCTGCGTGGCCCACGCATCGGTCGGCTGCGGCGGGTAGTAGGCGAGCGTCTTGCCGGTCCCGTTCGTGTTGCTCACGCCGCGCAAGCAGAACGCCGTCTTCGAGCTCGCATCGGTGCCGTCGAACCACGCCACGTCGATCACACCGCGGTTGATGACGACGGTTCCCGCGCCTTGGAAAATGACTTTCGACGGCGCCGTGATTGATCCGTTGAACGTGAGCGTGACGCCCGCGGGAACGGTGATGACGCCGCCGAAGAACGTCACGTCTGCTGCGACCGTCGTGTTCGAAGAGATGAGGTAGTCGGCGGAACCGGGCCCCACATAGAAGGCGGGAACCGATGCGGAAAAAGCTGCGCAGTCATTGGCTGTGCCATTGCCGAGCGCGCCCAAGTCTTTCACATCGACAAGATCGGTGATCCGGTGGTATAGCTTCGATCCGCTTGCAACCGACGCGTCACCTACAGCGCTCACCGTCAGGGCCGTTCCGCCCTTCACATAGACCTTGTTCACGCCCACCGGGATCGGCGCGTTGAATGTCAGTGTCGTGCCGTTCAGGGAGTACGTGTCCGGTCCCTGCTCGACTCCATCGAACGACACCCACAGGTTCGATAGCAGGCTGTAATTCTGCGAGAGGGTGAGGCTTGTAGTCGTGCCGGCGATGAAATCGACGCCTGCGACGAACCCGGGTTGCCCCCCACTACCCTTCTCGTCGGTCATGTTGCCGACGGCGACCGGCGACGGCGAGACGACGTTATCGACGGTCCAATACGGGTTGGTCGGCGGATCGGTGTCGGTCGAGGGCGACAGAATGAACTTGTAATAGGTGGTCGGGCTCAGGTAGCACGAGCACTGTCCGTTCGCATCCAGGATGATCGGGTTGGTATTCGGCGTTTGGCCGGTGCTGTCAGTGAACGTCGTTGCCTTCGTCGTGGTTCCGGCCAGGTAGACGAAGAGCTTGCCGCCCGATACAGGCGCCCCGTTTTCGTTGAACTGCTGCTTGACCAGCGGCATCAGATTGACGGTCATGTTTCCCACCAGAAATAAAAAGCCGCCCGGAGGCGGCTAAAGAAATCGTTGTCGTTCGATTTACGTCGTTGCGGCTGGAAGAGATTGCTGTGGCGCACCCGCGGGAGCGGCGGCGACGTAGCGCACCACCCGGTGGTCTTCGATATTCGGGAATGGATAAGACTGCGTGCCGATCTGCTCGAGCACGCCCGCATGCTTCCACGCAAGCGGAACATTCGGCACTAGGTCATTGCCGTTTCGAAACAGACGAGTAGGAACTGGCGAGAGCAGCGCGCGCACGGCGCACGACGGCGACACGCGTGGCGGCCCGAAGCCATAGACCGAGGCGGGCGGAATGCCCGATAGCTGAGACTCGACGGCGGCCATGATGGCAATCGCCGCGCCCAGGGAGTGCCCGACGAACGTCACGGGTCGCCCGTTGACTGCGGCGAGCACGTCGATCGAGATTGCCTGCCACGCCAGCCAAAATCCCCGATGCACCTCTCCGACGCCCGGAACCGTCATCGGTATGGCGTCCATGTCCGCGACGAAACACGGCACGTTGTCGGTGCCCGGGAAGGCCACAACGAGCCCCCCGGGCGTATCGCGCACGATCGCGCGCGAGGCGCTTTCCTCGACGCCGATATCCGGCGCCGCGGTGTACGCCTCTTGCGCGAGCAGCGCGTAATCCCGGGGCGTCATCACATCGGACCAGCAGCAATCGGAGAGGCGGAGGTAGGCGCGGGAGTGCTTACCGGAGCCGGCGCGGCGGCCGGAGTTCCATGCACCGTGCTCACGACCTGCTCGCCCAACTGCAACGCGAGCGGGCCGAACGTTCCCAGCGCGAGCGCGATTGCGGTGCTCGGGAATTGCGGCGTGGGCGGAATGGCCGCGATCACCGTCACAAGAGCCGGCAACGACGTTTCCGCCAGGTCCTTCAGGTCGGCCATATTGATCGCCGCGCCGGCCGCGCAAATCTTGACGTTCAGATCGTGCGCATGCGCCGCGACTGCCTGCTGACTGGCATTCAGTTGCGGGCTTACCGCGAGGATTGCCAGATCGGTGTTGACCGTCGGGCAGAGTGCGTCGAACTGCTGTTGAATGGTCGGTAGCGATTGGCAGCCGGCGAACATGACAAAGCAAGCGGACAGGGCGAGGCCTGCCGCAATACGCAGCATCGATTTCATGATGGTTCCTTCGGGGATGGGGTTACTGCTGAACGGGTGCGGCGGGGGCGACGGCGGGCGGGGCGACTTGCGGAGCGGGCATGGGAGCCGGAGCAGCGGCAACAACCGGCGCCGGCGCGACAACCGGAGGCAACGGCGCGGGCTTCATTTGCTCGAGGATCGACGCCACCTGTTGCGCGACATCTGGCATCGTGACGCCGGTGGATTTGGCGTGCAGGAAGTTCAGCGCGAACAGGTCGAGCACCTTATACGCGCGCCCGGCGATCGTGTTAGGGTTCGGCGTCGGCGTGAGCGCGGCGAGCGCGGACGCAAGCACGATGATGTGAGACGGATCGGCTTGCAGCCAACTGATGATCGAGTTGATAAATTGCATGGTGGTCATATGGCACCTATTGGATGGTTGAGTTATTGACCAAACAACTTCTTGTAGAGAGCCGCCGACTTGGGCACCGTTACCCAATAGGTGCTCGAATCGCTATAGATCACGCCATTAGGACCGCCAGAAGGCGTGTTCCAGTAATCGGCATAGAGCACGCTCGATCCGCCGGCCTGGATCCAGTTGTACATACCCTGCACAAAGGCCGGATCATCACCATTTCCAAGCGGAGACGGTTGAATCGAGAGCCCCCACTCGGTGTACGCCTCGGACTTTCCATGCTGACGAGCGAAGTTGCGGAAGAATGAAAGTCCCTCGTAGATGTTGAGCACGTTGTACCAACCCCACGAGTTGTACTGGTCGTACACGTCCATGCCGACCACATCAACGACATCGTCGCCCGGATAGGCCGTCGTCCAATCGAACTTGGGATTGGTGCCCCAGTTCAGATTCCACTCGAAGCGCAGCACGTTGCATTGCGAGCGCATGACATGTACGACGTGGCGATACGCTGCCCTGTACAGGCTCGCGCGTCCGACGGCGGACCAGGGATACCATGTTCCGTTGAGTTCCCAGCCGAGTCGGATGATGATTCGCTGTGGCGCGCCGGTTCGCGCGGCGATGTTCTTGGCGAGTTGCCGAAAGTACCCGTCGTAGTACCCAGCCGCGACGCCGCTCAACTCGCTCTTGCTCGCGGAGAACGGCATCATCGGGACCGTTAGGATTTCGCCCCGATTAGGATTCGACGCAAGCCACTGACGCGTGCCAGTCGAGAGAAAGTATGGATTGGCTATATCACTCCACGAAGTCCCGCCCACGAACGTAAGGCGATACGTGACCGGCTTTCCGAGCCACGTGCTGAAATCGGTGTATTGCGAGATCGAACCGTCACTACCCATGTGCACGCCGATCGACGAAGCCTGGACGGAGCAAACGCCAGCGGCGAGAGCAAGAGAGACAGCGACCTTGCGTAGGAACTTGAACTTCAATTTTCCTTCTCCTGAAAAAGGAAAACCCCGCGTAAAGCGGGGCTCCTATGGGTTGATTGAAGCCGCTCGAAAACGGCTTTTATAGTCGGCCTACTCTTTTCCCCATAGCGATCAGTTATGTGGCGGACAGTTGAAGATTTCGGGCGATGCGATTGATCCATCCACGCCCGAAGGTGGGCCACTCGTCGACAAGCGACGTGTAGTAGGAAAGTCGGCTTGCGTTGAATTGCGCGATGATCTGCATCGGGTTGATCGAGCGCACCGCGGCGATCGTGATGGCGCCAATTCGGCCGTCCTGCGTGACGCCGGCGGCTGCCTGTAGCCACTGCGCCGGGTGGCCTCCGTTGTAGGCCGCGTCGAAGACGTTGAACCCCACGCGCGGGTCGAACTGATCGCACTGGTAGGGGTTCCAGTACCACGCCTTGGAGATCGCTTGCGCGGTAGAGAGCGGCATCTCCCGCATATCACCCGTGTAGCCCCAGGCGCGCGCGACGCGCTCGGTAATGCCGTAGATGGTAGGTCCACCAGGGTCCGCCGGGTTGTCGACGAATCCCTTTTCGATGCCGAGTACGATTGCGAACGCGTCTGAAAAGCAGGTAATGCTCATGCCTTCACCCGCTTACCCTTCCACCACTCATAGATGCGAATGGCGTACCACGTGGCTGACATTGCGGATGCGAGCAATGCCAGAACGGTGGGAATGGCGTGTGCAACGCTAGCGAGCGCGGCGATGGCGGAAACCGCGTCAATTCCGTGTTTCACGTGATCCATTTTTATGCCGTTTTGGTTTTTGGTTAATTGGCGTACGTCATTCTAATGTGAAGCGAGAACTGCATCGGGGTTGCCCCGGACGATCCATAGCCAGACGTGCCGCATGTTATGTTGGTCGATGGTTTGGGATACATCGTGCCGCCGCTTTGCGTGTAGGTGCCGACCGTATTGGCGGTACTCGTGTTCCCAAGGAACATAGTTTCCGTGACGTTGGTATCGTTGTCGGTAAAGAAGCATTCGACATTGGGCGCCGTGGACGATGTTGTCGCGGCTTGCGTCACAACCGAATACACATAGATACGGTATATCCCGGTCCCGGTGCTCGGAACCGAATACGTGACGGTCGACGTAGAAATATTGGCCTGTTGCGCCGTGGCGTCGTACTTCGCAACGAGAACCGGGACGCCATTGCCAGCGGTGGAAAATCCGTTGACGCTCGACACGGTGCCGGGAATCGAGAACGTGTTAGGGATCGACGCGGTGATTGAGCCGGCGCCGTTCGTGAAAGTGATCTGGTTCGCCGTGCCCGTGAGCGTCGCGGCAACCGGAGCATTGCCTGTGGAACCGATAAGCAACTGGCCGTTGGTCGGTGCGGCGGTAGACGACATCAAGCCGCCCACGCCGCTATACACGAAGCTCTTGGCCGTCAGGCCGCTATTCGTGAGACTCGTCGCAGTGACGCCAGCAAGCGTCGACGTGCCAGTGGCGGAAAGCGTCGTAAAGGCGCCTGCGGCCGGCGCCGTACACCCGATACACGGAGGCGAGGCGAAGTAGTTTGTGAAGCCAGTGCCACTAACCGTAGACGAAGCGGAGAGCGTCGTGAACGATCCAGTAGATCCACTGATCGGTGTGCCCGTGATCGTGCCGCCAGTGATCGCGACAGACGCCGGATTGTAGTTGCCGCTGCTTTGGTCGAGGATGTTGTAGTGATTCGTTTGAGCAAAAGCGATCAGCGGAGCAAGGAGCAGCGCAAGAAGGAGCCGTTTCATGGTTTAGGGCTCCAGATAAGCTTGCACCGATAGCGTCATCGACGGCGTGGACGCTCCCACCAACTGCACGCGCCACGTCTGCGGCAGGATGTCGGAAGCCGATCCATTCGCCAGGACACCGATGCCGGGATAGATTTTCAGAATCGTCATGCCGGTGGCGTTGATCGCGGGTCCGACCAGGATGTCGTAATAGACGCCGGACACCGGGTCTTTTCCCTGAATGTGCGGCGTGTACGTGCCGCTCGTGTAGGCCGAGACGTTGACGACGAACTGGCCGCCCTTGAAGTTGAAATTGGCTTGATCCCCGCTGTTGACGGTCGTGGCCGTGTACGTCTGAGACGACACAACATTAGCGACCTGGTTGGAGATTTGAGCGTGCGCGAAACTAGACGCGCACAGCAGCGCGAGAAGCATCTTTCTCATGTGGGACTCCAAATGAAAAAGGCCCGCTCAGTGGCGGGCCTTGTTGGCGTGTGGTGGTTGGGTTGAGGCTAGTAGTCGGGCAGTTCTAGATAGCCCAGCGATTTAACGCGCGGCAGCTTCTTCTCTAGGTCCTTCGCGACATCGGTGCGGAGCATGCGGTCCTGGTACTTGATGCGCCCGGCCGCCGCGTAGACTTCCTCGATCGCGTCGTGCACGTCAGCACCTTGCGCTGTGACCACGCAAACGTAGTTGCCGGTGGTTTTGTAGACGGGCTCCCGCGTGACCTTGCCGCCCTTCATGCATGGCCCATCCTCGATCATCATTTCGACCGGCGACACGTGGTGCCACACTTCCTCGATGCCAGTGATGACCGCGCCGACATCCTCGGCCGGCTTGTCGTTCGACTTCGGGAAGGGAGGTTTCGCCATCACGACGCACACGGCTGGACGCTCGTCGACTTCAAGCGTGTCCTCGCCGTCGATCATCGCGTTCATCCATTCGATCGGGTCGCACCGATGGCAATGCAGGAACGCAAAAATCTCCGGGTAGCCGAACCGGGCCGACACTTCGAAGGGGACGTACTTGCCCTTCGTTGTCACGGCCCCGCCGATGGCGAAGTCGCCGATATGCCCCATCTCGAAGAGGGTTTCCTCGAAGCGAGCCAAGTGCTGAGACAAGATGCTTTCGGCCGTGTCGGTGTAGTAGCGAGACAAGTCCCCCATCTCGCCGGTCGAGGGTCCGTAGTCCTCGTTCATCAGCTTTTTGTACTCGACTGAGCAGTTGTGCGCGCGCGAGAAGCCGTTCGAACTCATCCACGCTGAGACGCCGACCTCCACCAGCAGATCGACCTTCTCTTGAAGCATCAACTGACCTTTGATCTTCACACCGTGGCGCTTCTTCATCTCGAGGAACGAGACGAGATCGGCAGGATCGTGCGCGACGTAGGTCAGCGACTTGTCCTCTTCGTCGCCCATAGGCTTGAGCACCATCGGGTCCTGGCATTTCCAGGCGTAGGCGAGCGTCGCCTCAAGTGTCGGGAACATCTGATACTCAGGCACTTCGAAGCCGAACTTCTCGAACAGCTTCATGCCGGCGCCGCGGTCGTGCTCGAGCGCCGCGCTCTTGGCCGAAGGTCCAAAGACGCGATAGCCGCGCGCGCGCCACTGATCGAGCGCGGCAGTGATCGCCTTATCGTTGAACATGTTCACGCAGAGCCCGGTCTTTCCGAGCCACAGCATGGACTTTTGCCAGTTGTCCACGCGCTTGATTCCGGGGAAGCCGTGACCGGCCATGACAGGCGATCTGTCGACGTTCGGCGGGCTCCAGATTTGGACCTCGTGGCCGGCCTCAGCCGCCTCGTATGCGAGCGCTAGGCCCGTTCGATCGAAGTCCACAAGAAGAACGCGCATCAGTCCTCCAAGTAGCAGTCGCACACTTCCCGGCCGCACCGACCGCAGGAAAAGAAGCGGCGCATCATTTCTTGGCCTTGTGCTTGGCGGTGCGCTCGCCGCGCGCGGTCAGTTTGGGCCCCGCCTTGCGCGCGACATTGAGCGCGATGGCGACCGCTTGCTTTTGCCCTTTGCCGGCGGCCATTTCGGTTTTGATGTTCTTGCTCACCGCTGCGCGCGACTTCCCTTTCTCAAGTGGCATGGTGCAACTCCTTAAAATGTGACTTTCCCGGCCTTCGGCTTGGCGCGCTTTTGCACCTTGCGCGTGGTGAATGCGAGCGTTTCCTTGCCGGCAATGAGGGCGGGCTTGGCTTGTTTCGTCGATGCTTTGGGACTACGCTGCTTAGGCGTTCTGATCGGCGTGACTTTCTTCATTTCTCGGGTCCTCAATGAAACCTGACGACAACTATTCCGAATGGGACGATTTCAAATTCGGGTGTGGATTTATAGCGCTGGTCCTGTTCACCATCGGATGCATCGTCGTGGCGATCGTGGCAGCGTTCATTTGAACGACTGCTCGTACTGCTCAGCGTCCCGACGAATGTCGTCCGGCGCCGATTGCATGGTCCTCTGGAGCGAGCTAAGCGCCGCTGGCACGGCAGCCGGCGATAGTTGAGTCGATTTCGCAAGCCACTGAACAAACGGTTGATAGGTCATCAGGCGCGCGGTGAGGTTCGCCCCCGCGGCACCGCCGAGTAACCCCGCGGCCACGCCGACATTGCCCGATGCGACCGCGCCGGCGATTCCGCCCGCCAGGCCCAATTGCGCCGCTGCGTGGCTGGTGCCGGACGGGTTGGCAAACACCTTGCTCCCTTCCTTGATCGAAGCTGCGGCCTTGGCGATCTGGTCGAGCGCTACCCTTAGCCGCCCGTCCTGGCCGGAGAACATGACCGACTTGGCTTGCGGCGACATCTTGTTCCAGTTGGTCAGGAACGTTTGCGTCGAGAACCGATCGCCCTCCGCGCCCTGCTGACCCGCCGTTGCAAGCCCCATACGCCGGATGAATGCCGACTTGACGACATCCCGCTCTCCCGGCGTCAGGCTTTTCATGATCGAGCCGATTTTTGTCGCGCCGGCCTGCATGTCAGCCGGGTTGACGGCCGACTTGAAGACCTTTTCTGGGATGTCCTGCTTGGCGACCTTGTCGAGCACGTCTTCGATCCGCGCATATCCGGCCCGGGAGAAGGCGTTGGCCCGCTCCATCGCCTTAACGGCTTCCGGCTTACCAGTTGCTCGCGCGGCGTTGTCCAAATCCCGCGAGAGCGCCGAGTAAAGCGCGCGCCACTGGCTACGCGGCACGGAATCTGACATCGAAGCGTTCTCGATCTTCTCGCCGACCTGCGTCCGCAGCTTCTTGACCGCCTCGTAAGGCAGGGCCCCGCCCTGACCGCGCGCGTCCGCTTGCAGCGCTTCTTCGATCTGCATGACCTCGGCGTTCTTGAAGCGAGCCGAGAGGTTCTTGGCGCCGCGGATGTCCTGATTCATGCCAGCGAGCGTTTTTTCGGTGTTGCTCATCTTAATCGGCGCGTCGGCCTTGATGAACTGGTCGAGCTTGCCGTACAGCGCCTTCTGGCCTTGCTTAAACCGATCGACGAAGCCACCCGGTCCCGACAAGCCTTTCTCGATCGCGCGTCCCGCAACGGACGGTGTAGCCTCGGGTGACAGACCGTCGGCGATTTTCATGGCTTGCTGGCCGATTTCCTCGGCCTGTTGCTCGGCACGTTTCGCCATCTGCCCGGCGCCACCCGGCGTTTTTGAGAGAACGCTTTCGATCCCCTGCGGGATGCGGCGCCCCGTCACCTGTCCGACGCTGGGAGTGGTCGAGCCGGCTTCCCGGAACGTCTTCATGTTCTCTTGCATCACCGGAATATTTTCCGCAGAACCTCGCAGCGCATTGCGCGTCGCCGCGGCGCCTGCCGCGATGCCAACCGATGGTGAAATGCTTCCGGCGAGACCCACCAGCATTTGTGTTTCGGGGCTCGCGCCTTCTTCGCGCGCGATGCCGGCAGAGCCCGCCCCCGTTGCCGCGGATAGCGCTTGCATGCGCGGGCTTGCTGCCAACTGAGAGAGCGCATTTCTCGCGATCGGATTGGCAACGGCACCCGACAGGCCGCCAGCCATTCCGGCACTCGCCAGGGAGCCCGCCACGCCCCGTTGAACGTCGCCGATGACACGCTCGGTAGGTGCGGCAGGTTGAGGCAGGCCAGCCGCCGTCAGCGCGTTATTGACGGCCTGAGACGGCATCGGCAATTGCGGGATATGCGTACCCGTGAGCGCATTCACACCCCGGATGCCGGCATTGATGCCGCGATTGAGCGTGTCTCCCAGGAACGTGATCGGGCTCGACGCCCCTTCTGCGACGTTTCGCACACCCAAGCCAAGGCCGCGCAGGTCGTTCTGAGCGCGCGTCGGCGCGGTCGTGGCCGGTTGAGCGGGCGGCGCAGCATCGGGCGCCGGCGTCGGCGAATCGTCGGCGAACGGATCGTGGTCCACATCCACCAGTTTGACCGGCATCCGCCCCGTCACGTCACTGGCGTATTTCAGCGTGCTCGGCGCACCCGGATTGCGCGATCCGCGCAAGGCGATGCCGGCCTTGGCCTTCGGGATAGCTCCCTCACCACCGTAGTAGCCCACCGATGTGAGTTTCGGATCGCCCCCCGTCTTGGCCCATAGCGACTTGAGGTAGCGCACGCCGGCGCGCGCGTTTTCATCGGCATTGTCAACCGACCACCCTTTATCGGCGAAGCGCTTGAACGTGTCGAACTTCATTTGCATTCCGCCGCGCGCGCCTGCATCGGACGCCGCCGTATTTTTACCGGCGCTAGACTCCTGCGCGTAGATGCTGCGCGCCAGATCCGCGAGCTTGCCGGAAACACCCTCGGCCTTCAGCGCTCGATCGAGCGCGGAGCCGCCAGAATGACCGGAATGGCTGGCGAACGGGTCGAAATCGACATCTTCGAGCGTAGCCATTACTCGACCACCTTAGCCCAGCCGCCGCCCGGCTTTTGCACGTAGTAGTTGCCGTCCCTGGCCTTGCGCGCGGTCACCATCCTCCCGTTCACGTTGACCTGCTTCGTGTCGTTTGCGCCACCATTGCCGTTCGAATCTTTGCCGCGCATCCGATTTTTGATCTCGGAAATTTGCTCGCCTATCGTCGCCTTGCGCTGCTCAAAATCGTTCTTCAACAACTGAACGACCGATCGGATCTGACTGGCGCTGGAATTTCCGCCGATGAAGTCCTCAACCTCCTTGCGAGCCGCGTCGGTCAGTTGGCCGGACAGATTCGGGTTCGTGAGGATTTTTGCCGCCTCCGTTCGATACACCTGCATCTGTGCGTTGAACGCGGCCACATCGGCATCACCTGTTGCCTTACGACCACCTCGAATCCATCGTTCGAGCATCGGCACCCCGGTCTTGTCCACCTTGTCGGCCAACGTCATGAGCCTGTCGCCGTTGCGAATGGCAGTCTTCTCGAAGGCGTTGATAGCATCGGACTGCTTCGTGAGTGTAGTTAGAGAGGTCGAATCGGATTTGAACGAAGCTCGGTTCGCAGGCACGTCAGCCGCTTTAACGCCCTCACTCCGGCTAATCTCGGCCGCTCGGTCGATGATCTTCGTGCGTAACGCGACTCCCGACGCACCCATGCCGAGCGGCGGCATCTGGCCCGTCTGCAAATATTGCTGCGCCGCAAGGTCAATAGCATCATCTGTGATTCCTGCGCCTGGATCGTTGACGCGATTATTGAACGCGGCGTCGAGACGACTTTCCCGGCGCTCCTCAAGGTTCAGGCGACGTTCATTGTTTGCTTCTGTGATATCTAGTCGCCGCTCCTGGTTCTTTTCCATCCGCGCTTGACGCTGCTCGTCGAGAATCCGCTTGTACTGTGGCGAACCGGTGATGAACGCCCTGTTCGTCTCTGGGTTGAACGGCATCTGCAACTGATTGGCCTGGCTCGGGTTCAGCAACCCCGACGATTGCGCATCGGCCACCGCCTTGTTGCGCTCCTGGCCGGCGATGCGCGCCGCTTCATCCTTCGGCGTGCCGTTCGCCACCAGATCGTCATAGCGCTGCTGAGCACTCGTGGCGATATCGACGAGCGTGTCGTGCTCCTTCGCCCCGATGTTCATGCCGATCAAGCGTTGATTGATCGAGTTCGTGATCGCACGCTGCTTGTTTTCCTCGATCTGCGCCAGTTGGTTCTGGATGCGAAAACCCGCCTCCGGATTGGCCTGCATGATCCGCCCGACCGTGGCTTGCGTCGGCATGCCGTTATCGCCCATGGCACCCGGTTGCTTGAGGATTCCAAGCAGCGCGTTGTTTTGCTGCTGCGCTTGCTGGGCCTGCTGCATCTGCATCTGCGCGAGCTGGTTCTTGTAGACTATCTGTTGCAGCTCGAGCGGATTGGCGACCGCGAGCGGGATGCTGGGATCGATCGGCATCTCACATGCCTCCCGTCAGATATGGATCGCTGGACATGGCGGGCGTGTTATAGGCATTGAACGCAGGAGCCCCGCCGCCCCCGGAGAACGCATTCAGGAAGGCCGGGTTGTTCAGCATGCCGGTGATGCTCGACAAGCCACCGTTGAGTGCATTGGCCGAGCCCACCGTGCCGGCCGCCTGCGCGTTACCTGCGCCGATCATGTTGTTGCCGATCGACTGGCCGGTGCTGATCGCAGCGTTGCCCACGCCAGCCGCCGCGTTCTCGCCAAGGCCCGCCGTGTTGTACAGCCGGTTGAAGATGTTGTTCAGGTTCGTGTTCCACGTGTTGAAGTTCGTGTTGTACCCGTTCAACGCGTTGTTGTACTCGGTCTGATACGACTGGAGCGCCGTGTTCTGCCCGTAGTCGGAGAGAGCCTTTAGCGTCGCTCCCGAATTGACGCCGCCCAGCGCCGAAGCCTGACTCGTGATCGCGTTCGCCCCTTGCTTGAGCAGGAAGTTGTACTCGGGATCATTGGCCGGGTTGTACTGAAACGAGAACGGGTGATACTGGTCTTGGCCGCCGTGGTTGATGAAGTACTGGAGGTTGGTGAGCGCGTTCTGGCCGGTCTGGTTATACGGCTGGAGGTTCTGCTGAACCGTATTGAACATGCCTAGTTGAGCAGCGGTCGCATTGTCTGCTGATGCCGCCTGCGTATCGGCTGCGCTTTGCGCCGCATTGCTGCTAATTACGGAACTGCCAATCGTTCCGACTGCGGCTGCCCCCGCGACAGCTGCTGCTACACACATGACTCACCTCTCGGAAGATCTTTGAGTTTGAGCTCCATCACCACGTCGTCGGCTATATAACCGCGCCGCTTGAGAATCTCGTACAGCTTTCCGGTCATCGTGACCGGCCAACCGATAATGCTGACGCCGCGCGCTCGCAGTGCATCTTCAATCTGCGACATGAAACTCGGCATTGAGCGACGATGATCGGGTTGCACGTAGAACGTATCGACGTTCCCGCACAACTCGTTTTTCAGGTGCAGGCTGTAATAGAGGATCAGCAGCGCATAGCCGTGCAATACGCCTTCTTCGCTGCGCAGCGTCATCGATATCAGGCAGTTGTTATCCGCCATACGGAGAAATTGGTCGATGTTCGGATCGATCGGAAGGCCGCGCTGACCATGATAGGCGCACGTGTCTTTCTTGATCTCCGAGCATTCGTCCCAGCTTTGCTGACCCAGAGGAATAATCTCTTGCGCCAGCGCGCGCGTGAAAGGCTCGATGGCGATCTTCATGGCGTGATCTGCAACCCGGAAACGGTCATGGTCACGGCGCTACTGGCGTCCGTATGCGCATAGATCTGATCCCCGCCTACGAGGTTAAGCCCCGCCAACTCAGGCGACACCCAAGTCTCCCCAGGTTGCAAAATTCGGCCGGTTGGGGCCACTACCTCGTTGCTCGCGGTTGCTGACCCACCCGAGGCCACGACGTTGACGGTGATCGCATGGGCAGCGGTGTCGGTGTTGACGAACACGGCGCGTGTGATTTGCTGCACAACGCCGATTGCCGGGGGCGTGCCATAGGCGGCCGACGTGTTCGTCAAGAACTGAGTCGGCACGATCTTTACCGCGGTGATGGTCATTTAGGACGCCTCGTAGGATCCCTGCACGATGAGCTTGTTGCCGCTCGCGCCGGGAAAGGTTCCGTCATAGAAAACGAGTCGAACGCGGCTCGAATCGGGATAGCCGATGAGCCCCGTCAATGCTTTGTTGGTGCTGCCGAACTCGACACCGGAGAGCGCCTGATAGCCGCTCGTGAGCGTCTTGTTGCATGCAGCCGGAAGGGTGGCTAGGACCGAGGTAGCAGCAGTCCCCACCGTCGTCACGTCGATCTCGATGGCGACCTGCACCGTCTTGCCGACGACCTGATACCGACCGGTTGCCGATACCGCGGTGAACGATCCCGAACCGGATGTGACCGTCGGCGAGAATGCGCGCCACGAACTCGGGGGTGGTGGATCGAGCCGCATCGACACCAGCAGTTGCGCATCCATCGATGTGCGCGAATCGGGCGCGGCCGGCGTCAGTAGGCGAGCATCGAACGGGTTGCTCGACGGCTCGGTCGATGGCATCGACATGTTGCCGCCGGCCGTCCTTTCCGCGAACAGGCCATTGCCCTCGGTGAGCGCCAGCAGTTCAATATCGGACAGGCTTGTCCCGGAGCCGCTTTGCGGCGGATTCACTCCCGTCAGCGAGCCTACCTGCCAGAGCCAACGCCACCATTCCGGCGATATCTGATTGGGAATGCCTTGAAGGAACTGCGCGCGCTGGCTCAGCGGCCCGAATATTTGCCCCATGGTCAGGACGCGTCGATCGTCGCGCCGATGATCGCAACAGGAACAGGATCGACGCCCGACAGCTCGAACGTGCGGTCGTAGATCGCTCCGCGCTTGGTTGATCCGAGGCGCTTAAATCGAATGCGTGACGCGGTTTGTCCAGGCTGGTTGCCCCCAGACCACATCTCGTTCGACCATGTGTGGCCCGCGTCATCCGACCAGCGCAGCATGTACTGTGGATTGGTTCCGGCCGGCACACCGATCCCCGTCTGCATGTCGATCTGCAACGCGTTGAGCGTGACCGGGTTTTCCGATACCTGATTGGGTGGCAGTGCGCGCCATGTGCGCAGCCATTTGTGCACGGCTCCGCTGTCCGTATAGACGCTCTTCGAGAGCGCGTAGACGTTGCCGCTCGCATAGTCGCCGATGAAGTGCTGACCATATGCGAACGCATGACAGTTCGCCGCGTGCCGGCTGAACGACCCATTGGAGAACGCCGCGCGCTCGTGCCACAGTTTCGTGGACGAGTCCCACACGAACGTCTGTCCGCCATCGGGAGCGCTGGGGAAGGTGAGCCAATACAGGAAGTGCTGATCCTCTTGCTCGACCCATCCGATCGCATCCGAATAGGTGTTGTACGACTGGATCGACTCGGAGATTGAGTGCGTCGAGATCGGTAGGGCCTGGTAGCCCTGCGAGATGTAGACGACCCCCGCGCCCTGCTCGTCCCCGCCGAGCCACACCAGACCATCGCCCATGCGAGCGACCGACGCCGGCGCGGCAATGCCCTGGGGAACTTGAACACCCTGGAGACGCTGAAACAGAAACCCATTGATGCCCGCGTTCACCCAGACCTCAATGACTTTCTGCTTGAAGAGCCACACCTCGCGGTGCAAGTCGAACATCGACAAGACGTTATCGGGCGTCGAATCCGCGCTCGAGAAGTTCAGCGCCTGCCAGGACGTGAAATCACCCAGATCGCTCTGATACCACTGGTTCGTGCCCGCGTCATTGGCGACCAGCACACCGTCCTGGAACGCGATCGACGTCGGCGTCACGCCTAACTGACCGGGCAAGATTTGGGCGAAGGCGGCCGTTTTCAGGTTGTACACCCACAGCCCGACGCCGTTGCAGATCGCCAATTGGTTGTTCGCCCCGTTGTCGATCATCGTCACCGGTCCCGTGGTGCCGTAGATGGAACCGATCAGCGTGGCGACCCCGCTCGATGCGATGCTGTACAGACCGTTGCCGCTCACGACATAGAGCGTCCCGGTCGTCAGGTGCGTGTAGGAGCCGTACACCGGGCCCTCTCCGCACGTGGCAAAGAGCGTGTATCCCGGCGTGCCATAGAGCGCACCTACGGCCTTGCCGACGCGCGTCTCGACCAACTCCGGGATCAGGTTGACGGCGCGTTCATAGACCAGGTTTTGCGACCGGCCGATGTACTCACCGCCAAAAATCGGGGACTTCATTTACGCGATGCCCGAGAGCTTCTTGATCTGCTGCTTGGCGGCATTCTTAGCCGCGCGATGGCGCGTCGGGTTCTTGCGGATCTCCTCGGCGCGCGAGAGCGTGTGCATGTCCATGTGCGGGTCGTGCATCTCGACCATCGCCACGGCTGGCGCCGGCTTACTCATCGATCGCTCTTGCGCGTAGCGTTCCATGGCAGTCTTCGGCTTGGCCGTTGCCTTCTTGCCTTCCTTTCGCATCTGCATCGGGGACTGCTTCTTCATGGTCAACCTCTCGAAGACGTGTAGGAATCGGTGTACGGGTTGTACACACCTTGTCCGCTTTGCTGCATCAGTTCGGTATCCATCTGCGCCTTGTTGTTGCGCTTGTTCGAGCGCTTGATCGTCGCCAGGGACACGCGCGCGGCCTTCTCGATGTATGGCGGCAGGATCTTTCCGACGAAGCAGAACGGCCACAGTTCGACCGCTAGGCAGTCTTGAATCGACTTCTCATACCCGGGCGGAAGCGTGAACGTGGAGGTGAGCAGCGTCGGGTCGGACAACTGCATGTAGGCGTCAAAAAACATCGTGTAGCCGCCCTCGGTGGGCTGCGGCCACAGGTTGATGACGCCCAGCGGCATCTGTGGGTCATAGAACATGACCGTCGGCAGGTTCGATTGCGTGAGCCCGCTGCGGTTGCCGATCTGATTCCAGTCCTGGCGTGTGAGCACGTTCACGGCGAAGTTATTGCCGTTCGTGTCCTGCACGTATGCGGCGCCCGCGCCTTCCATGACGCGAATCGGCCGCGCCGCGTTGATGTCGGGAGAGCCGGTCGTACCAATCGTGTACGAGGACTTGCCGCCCTGAATCGAGAAGCTCTGCTCCTTGATCGCAAAACATGCCTGTGGCTGGTTGCTCCACTGATCGAGCATCATCGTCAACTGCTGGAGCCCGAGCGCCGAGTCCGCAGCGTTCATCGTCTCCGTGGCCGCGTAATACCCGATCTTCTGGTACGCGGCCAGAATCAGTGCTTCGGCGGTGGACATTTACGCGGCTGCCTTTTTGCCGGCCTTCTCTTGAGGTGCGGGCGCATCCTCGACCGCCAACTCATCCTCGGCTGCCTGCATTGGCGTCTCGAACCACTTGCCGCGCAGCGCGTCGCGATCCGCTTCGGTCTTCACCAGCACGCCTCGCACCTTCACGGTATCGACGCCGACGGCCACCGCGTGCTCGCCCGAGTCGTGCGCCTGATACATCCACCGCGGATACTCGCGGTGCTGATGCCCAACCGGTTCATCATTGCCCGTCATCGCGCGCCGGTAGGCTTCCGGGTCGGGTGTGCCCGCCGGCATGTAGCCCTGCGCCGCATATTCCTTCTCCTGGTCCTCGTTGTTCACGTAGACCGGAGGGAACTTCACCGGCGAGCCCGGGGGAGCCTTGACGATGCGACCGTTCACGATCTCGTCTTTCGACAGCACGGCGGGACGATAGCCAGGATGGCTCATGGCCATCGGGTAACGTTGGAAGTTGCTCATCTTCGTTTCTCCTATTGCTCTTGCTTGACGAACGACACGATTCGAGCGTCGCGCCAACCAGTGATTTGCTTTTTGAGGATGGACAAGTTGGTGCGCGCACAGAAATCCTCGAGCGCATCCTGGCGGTCGAACGCCGGGCCGATTGGGATCTCGTGTCCCAATGCCACGTCGGTCACGTGCACCTGGTACAGGATGGTTTTCTTTTCTTCGGTCACGATGTCATCTCCGCGTAGGCGCGCATGAGGTTCGTCGAGATACGCTGAATGGCGTACGCCTCGATCTCCCATCCGGGTGCTTCCTCTCCCATCATGTCGACCTCTTGCTGCCAGATATGCACGGCTTCGTGCACTAGCAAAGCGGCGATATCTATGGGCGTTCGACCAGCCATATCGCCGAGGCACACGATCGCGCACGAGGTGTGCTTATCGTCTTTGAGATGAAAGAAGTGCGTGGTTGCCGGCTTTCCCTCGATCAGAAACGAAGTCGGGCTCTCGACATTGAGTCGCTTCAATTCCTTCACGTAATCGGCCTGCGACAAGCAAAGGACGTATTGCACCCAACCGACGATCAGACTGTTGTCGAGCCATTTCACGGTTGCACCCCAATCACCGAGTCGCGGCGGATGATCGTGATCTCTACGCCGTCGATCGTCTCTTTGTGGCCGAGCACCGGCGAGTAGCGGATCGTCTGGCCAGGCGCCAAGCCCCACATCGTGTCGCGCGTGCCGTCGGACTTCTTCATGCCCGGGCCAACGGCCACCACCTCGCCGATCACCACCTCTTTCACGAACCCGCCATCGACGAGTTCACCCAAAAAAATGCCGCCTTCGGACAGCATGGGCGGCTTGATCTCCCTGACCGCGATGCGGTCGTTCAGCATTTGAATTGGCATTTGGAGTGACTTCCGAAAATCCCAACCGGCCGGGAGCGACCCGGCCAGGTGCGGCAACCAGCGCCGCAGGAGAAGAAAGCGGATTTTTTACGACTTGAGCAGTCCCAGATTCTTAAGGGCCGTCACGATGTCGCCGACCGTGTACGCGGCCGAGCCGATACCGCCGTCGAACGTCGTGTTCACGTAGGCCGCCGTCGTCGAGCCGGCGGTGGGCGTGTGCGTGTTGCCAGCGGGCGCGCCGTTTTGCGCGACAGGCGTGGCGCCGAAGAAACCCACTTTGTCCGTGGCCGACTGACCCAGGACGGTGCCGAGCGAATTGCCATCGCTCAATTGCTTGGCACGATCATCACCGAAAGACATGATTTGCTCCTAAGAAATGAAATGCCCCGCTCGAGGCGGGGCGAATGCTTTGCGGATCGGTTGGGACCGATCAGTTCGTGAGTCGTACTGCGAGCTTCGGATAGTAAGTCGCCGTTCCGTACAGCACGTCGACCCGGCACGGCGCGACATCGTTGTTCACGTCGTACGCGCGGATGATCCGCATGGAGATGCCCTTGTATTCCTGGCGCGCCTTGAAATCGAGGCCTTCAAACAACTCCATCGGCACCGTGACCAGGCCGAATGCATCTTTGACGAACGCGAGGTTCTGCTGATACGACGTTCCCGCCGAACCCTTGACCGAGATGGCCGCGCCATTGGCCGGAGAGTTCGAGACGTTCTGATACGAACCGCTCGTCGTGATGGCCGGGTAGAAGCTGATCGTGCAGTTGCCCGAGCCGTCCGAGTTGGCGACAGAGGTCACGACGAAGTTGTGCAACTGGCCGGTGGACTGGTAGCTCTGCTCGTTGACCGAGTAGACGCCCGCGATCGTGAACACGTCGCCGACGTTGAGCAGCCCGTTGATCGAACTCGTCCAGCCGTTCGTGACCAGCGACGAGCCCGTTTGACCGGCGCCATTTACCACGCCAGAGCCAGCGTATGCGCCGACCGTCTGCGTCTGGATGTTCTGATCGAGGTAGATCTCGAAGTTACCGATCTTCGCCAGATACCCCTTGAGCGCCGGCTCCGACACCGAGGTCACATACAAGCCCGTGAGTCCCGCGGCCATCGACCAGTAAGCGGCCGGCCCGAGGATCATCGTGCGGCCATCTTGCGGCACCGCGGACTCGTCCATGCGCTGGCCGACCGGCTGGATACCGGTGGCGAAACTGTTGGGCACCGTGCCGGGTGTGCCGACCTGGTTGTTCACCTGCGTCCAGTTCGAGATCACGTCGTAATCGATCTGGTTGGCAAGCGGCTCCATCGCCGGCTTGAGGTAGCGCTCGGAGAACTCTTCGATCACCAGGGTCAACTCTTGCGAGCTGAACTGGAAGTCAACGTGCTTCTGGTTGCTGATCGTGATTGAGGTGGACGGCTCGACCGAGTCTTGAATCTGCAAGCCGGGGCCGGAGACGACCTTGTACTTGTTCGGCTTGCGGATCGTGAACGTCGAACCGATCTTGTGGAATTGGTTTTCGAATTGGCGATTGACTTTGCTGGCGGCAACGAGGTTGTTCGACAGGATCAACAGCGTTTCCTTCGAGATGATGCTCGGGGTGAGCAGCGTGTTATTGCTCATTTTCAAAAGCTCCTAAATCTCGGCCGCCAAAACAAAAAGCCCCGCTCAATTGGCGGGGCCTGCTTTATGTACAGCCGTGGGGTTTAATGTTTGCTTCGCGAGGCCGCGTACTCGTCCATGCTCATGTCTTCAACGGACTTCGTCTGCGGCGAGCCCGAGCCGGTCTGATGCCTGATCGGTTCGGGCGCTTTGGAGGTCCTGACTGGCTTGGGCGCGGTGATTTGCGCTTCGAGCTTGCCAAGCTCCATCAACTGCAATGCGGGGCTCATCTTGGCGATGCGCTCCGCGACTTCCGGGTGCTGGCCGAGGTGGTAAGCGATCTTCGGTCCGTGCTCGCTCGAGGTGATAGCGATCGCCATCGGCTGCGAGACAGGAACGTTGGGGTTCTCGGCGACTTCGGCGTAATCGGGCATCTCCTGCAATGCCGCCGCGCGCCGGGCCTGCCACGCTTGAGCATGCGCCTGCTGTGCTTGACGGTTGGCCGCCTCCTTCTCTTCGGTCTGGCGCTTCGCTTCTGCCGCGCGAAACTCGAGTTTGGCCGTGCGAGCGGCGAGCTTTTGCGCGTACTGCGCCATGTCCCGTTGATACTGATCGGGATCTTCGAACACTGGAGGTACAGGCTCGGGACCGATGTCGTCGGCAGGCTCGCTCGGCGCAACCGTCGGCGTGGCCGGTTTCTCGCCGCCGCCGGCGCGCTTGAGCGCTTCGAGCGCCGCGGTCAATTGATCGCGTGCTTCTCGCTCGCGGCGCTGCGCCTCGTCACGCTGCTTTGTGACTTCGCTGAAACGCTTGTTGACCGGGTCTTCCGATCTGGCTGCACCCTGGCCACCGGTTCCACCTTCCCCGCCTTCGCCTTCTGCTACTCCTTGCGAACCACCTTCGCCTGCGCCGTCCGCTTCGCCAGCGCCACCTTCCCCTACTCCTTGACCACCTTGGTCAGCACCCGCGGCGCCGGTCAGTGCGTTCGTCAGCTCGGCACCTTCGCCGCCAGTCGAACCCGCTTCGCCTGCGCCTTCTACTGCTTGGACTTCACTCATCATTGGCTCCAGACAATAGGAAGCTCACCGGGCGATGCCAAATCGCTCGGTGCCATGACCTATTGGGGTTATCCGAGAAAGAAACCGTCTCGGCGTCGGTTACTACAAAACGTAGAAATTTGAGCTATCGCACGTGAGCGCGAGATTCCCGGCAATCGGTACCGGGCCGGATGGAACGATGGTCGAGCCGGACCTCGTTGCAGGTATGACGGATAGACCGGGGTTCTTGCCGAACAGCGTCTTGAACATCTGCGCCGCTTTCGGGCACGAGATGGAATTGATCGTTTGGCTCGCCACGTTCTGCGATTTGTTCACGGTGTACGACTGGCCGGTCATCGACTCGCTGCCAACGTTCTGCGAGATATTCACGGTCCACGTCGAGCCGCTGCCGCTCATGATGATGGTCCCGGCCGCGACGCCACTGCCGCTGATGACCATGCCGACCGATGGCGTTGTGCCGGCTGTCACGCTCAGCGTCGTGCCGGAGATCGATCCGGTGAACGAGGCACTGTGGGAAGCGGTGATCTGCGTGCTGTTGACGATCGGCTGATGGTTGATCGGGTCGTTCGTCTGCAACCACTGGTTGACGCCGACAAGGCCGTTATTGACCTTCGTGACGCTCAAGGTGGTGCCCAATATCTGCCCGACGATCTGACAGACGCTCGTACCTTGAATCGCGCCGTTCGGGCCACCTGAATGGGTGTTCCAGTAGTTGTGGTGATCAACGTCGCCGGCGAGCATGAACTGGTACATCGAGGCAATGAAGAACTCGTTGTCCTGATTGCCGTTCGGATTCGTAATATCGCATCCCCATTCGGTGTAAGCCTCGGGTTTTCCTTGGCTTTTAGCGAATGCACGAAACCCGTTCAGGCCGCCGGACATCACCGATGAACCACCGTTGACGATGTTCAGCCACCCGGTGTTGTAGTCGTCGTAGACATCGACCGAAATGATGTCCACGTACGAATTGCCCGGGTAGGCAGCCGACAGTCCGCCCGAGATGCTTGATCCGGTGAGCGCGAGGTTCCATTCGAACTTGACGCCAGTGGCGCCGGCCGCGCGGATGACGCCGACCACGTGCGCGAAGGCGGCTTTGTAGTTCGCAGCCGTTTGCGTCGGCGTTCCCCACCGATACCAGTTGCCGTTGAGCTCGTGCCCGAGACGAACGACGATCTGGTTCTGATATGGCTGGCCGGTGGCCGGATTGGTACCCAGACCCGCGAGCTTCTGCCCGAGCGTCGTGAAGTACGAGTCGTACGACCCTGCGGTAACCGACGGGGCCGCACCGCCTAAATTGACGCTACTCGGCGTCGGGCATAGCCCCACCGTGATGACTTCCTGATACGCGGCGCCCTGCCCGAGCCACGTCTTGGTTGTGCTGAGCATATAGGGCGAAGCAATCCCACTCCACGACGAGTTATCGGCAAACACGTTGCGCGATAGCACGGACTGCCCGATCCACGAACCGAACGACGTGTACTGCGACGTGGACGTGTCCGAGCCCGCGTGAAGTCCGAGTTTCATGCTCATGCGTTCACCAACTTATAGGTGTACATCTCGACCGCGGTCGTGTCGGTGCCAATCGCATCCGTGACTTGCAAGATCAGGTTGTTCGCTTGCGTGGTGTCGATTCCAAGATTGGCGACCACGCTCCACGTCGAAGTGGGCGTGCTGATCGTCACTGTGCAGCGCTGAGAATTCGTCGCGCCTCGGTTTTGGATGCGGAACGTGATGCGCGCGGTCGCAACCGACGGCAGCGAGGTCGACAGCACGACGCCGGTGCCGAAGAGAATGGCAACTGTCTTGGCGTCGGCGTTGTTGTCGAATGACCAATCGGTGTCACCCTCGATCGCGCCATTGTTCGACATCAAGCCGGCTGTGATCGCGGTGGTGACAATCGCCATCGGCGAAGTGGAGCCAGTGACCGCCTGCCGCGCGCCGTGCTGCGCAATGACGTTCGTGCCGCCCGATCCGGACGGCCCCTGCGGTCCTTGCGGACCTTGGGGTCCCTGAGCACCTTGAGGGCCCGGCGCGCCTTGCAGCACAATCAACGCCCAATTCGGCGCGTTGGTGATGATCGGGGCTCCGCTGATCGTGCCGATATCGCCCGACGCCGCGGTGACTTGGAAGCTGAAATGCTGCGCGTCGGTGAACGCCGTGAGCGTGAACTGACCGTTGACCAACCCATTGCCGCCGGCGCCGGAGTTCAGCGCGCCGGAGATCATGATGGTGCTGCCAATACCTGTCACCAGAGCGCCGGTTGCTGATAGCACCACGGCGATCGTATAGACCCCCGCGTTGTAGCTCGCGGTCATCGAACTGACGTTGACCGACGGGACAATCCCGGTCGTTCCATCCTGCTCGCAGACAAAACCGGAGCCGTTGTACGTCACCCAATCAGGACCGTCTACGCCAGACGTGTTGTAGGTGTTCGCGCCGCTATAGACCTGACGGAAGTTCAGGCCAGCTTGACCTGCGGGACCAGCGGGCCCGGCGGGTCCTTGAGGCCCTTGCGGACCCTGGGATGCGGCCGAAGAGGCGGCGATCCACGACGCACCGCCCCACGAGTACATGTTCCCGGTGTCGGTTTCGATGTACGTCGCACCCGACATGATCTGCGCGGTGGGCAGCGCCGTGCGCGCGCTCGACGGCCCGGCCATCTGATTCGAGATCGGGATCTGCCAAGCGGTGCCGTTCCATATCCAACTGAGGCCCGTGTCCGTCTCGTAGAACGTCGCATTCAGGATGTTCAATAGGCTCGTGGGGATTGCCGTCCTATCGGACGACAGGCCCGCCATTGCCTGGTAAGGCAGCACCCCGATTTGTTCGAGCATGATCTGTGTCCTGAAATGCAAAAAGCCGCCCGAAGGCGGCTTGCGATTTGATGGGTATGGATTGGATTAAGAGAGCGCGGCGGTCGGATTCGAAACCGGGCTGACGGGCAAGGCGTTCGGATTGGCGTCGAACTGCTGCGCCCCGGCGGCCCCGCTTTGCGCCTCGATCGCCTGCATGTGATGGATGTCGTCCTGCCCGATCTGCACGAGCTTGGTCTTGGCGTCGGCCAGGATCTTGAGAATCTTCGTCTCGTAGTCGGCGTTGATCTTTTGAGCCTTGATCTGTCGATCGGCCCGCTGGTCGGTGAGGTCTTTCAACATCTGCACCTTCTCGACCGTCATCTGACGCAGCTGTCCCATAAGCGTTTGAATCATCGCGGCGGCTTGCGGCGGCATATCCTTCATGTCCGGCGCCTGCAATTGAGGCGGCAGAGCACGCTGCAACAAGCGATATCCTTCCTCGGCGCCCGGCCAGTCCGAGTACTTCAGGATCAGGTGCGAGATCAGCGCGCCTTGCTGCGGCAGTGCTGTAGCGAATCGCATGAGTTGCTCGGAAGCTTCGATACGCTTGGTCGCGTAGCTCGGCCCCGTCGTGACCGTCACGCCGTACTCACCGACCGACGGGTCGAAGATGAACCGAGCGTGCGATTGCTTGGCCTGCTGGTTGCGCACCACGGGCTTGCCCTGCTCGGGATCGAGCGTCACTTGGTCCTCGGTGTCGTCCTCGCGCAGGATCGTCACGACGCGCTTCACGTCGTAAATCTTCGGGATCAGATCGACGATGATCCGCCCCTCGTGGCGCAATGATCGGCAGAAGTTGTCGGTGAAGTGGAATGATCCGATGTCGGTGTTGCGTCGGATCTCGTGCAACGCCTTGCCGGACTCGTCGTAGATGCGGTCCGCGGCGCTCGCGTTATATCGAACTCCTGTCGTGGACAGAAGGTGCTGCTGCGCTGCCTGCTCGGCCTCGACGATGCCAGCGGGCACGCCGACCATCGGTTGACGGCTCGGAGGCGGCGCAATCTGTCCGTTCGGCAGTTCAACCGGCGTGTATTCGAGCACCGGGTAGTTCGCTCGGTGCGCGTTGTCCCATTCCTGCTCGTGGCCTTCCTTCTGCCCTTCGGCCATGACCCACGGCGATTTGGGGGCGAGCGCGATGAACTCGGTCTTGGCACTGGACCAGTAGTTGATCATGCGCTGCGAGTCTTTTGCGTTGCGGATGATGCCCGATCGAATCACCTTGCCGTTCACGTCGAGCTCTTCGCCGACAACCTCGATGATCGGGATCCACCGGCCGGGCCATTCCTTCGTCTCGAGTATCTGCAAGCCCGTGATGCGGCGGAATACGACCTTGGCGCACTCGGCCTGACGCTCTTTGAGGATTTCGGTCTTACCCGACTCGATTTCCGCCTTGATGCTCTCGTCCAGGTCGTCATAGAACCCGACGTGCCCGGATGAGAGTTGAACCAGTCGGCGCATCTCGTGCTCGAGCGTCCAGTACTCGGCAACTCTCACATAATCCTTCTGGATCCACGCCTGCAAATCGTCGCCGATGCCTTTTTCCGTCCATCCAAGAGGATCGGCGCCGGGATGCTTGTCTTTGTACTCGTCGCGCGTGATGAGGTCCGTCTCGAAGCACCACAGCATGTCCGAGCCGTCCGGTTCTTGCCGATCCGGATCCGGGTAGACGCGAAACGGATTTCGGATGCGCCGCACGCGGATGACCTGGTTGAACGACTTGGACGACTCGTACTCGGTGTCGATGCGCCAGTAACCGAACCCGATATTGACCGCTGATGTGACCGCGGTGTCGTGAGCAATATCGGCTTCGCTCTTGCGCTGGATGTCGCGCACCATGCCGGCATAGGCTTTGGCCCCTTCCTTGTCCGCCACGTCTCCGACCGGGCTGATCGCCACAGACGGCCGGTTCTGGCGGATGTCGTTGGACACCTGGTGCACGAGCGTAGGCAACTCGTTGATCGTCAGGCACGGGCGCTTGTCGTTGGCGCGCGCCTGCTTGATGTCGTCGGGCCACTGCTTGCCGGCGAGAAATTCCAGGTCTTCCTGCGCGTCCTTGCGGTTTTGCGACTCCCGATCCATCGAGCGCTTGAAGCGCTTGCGCGCGACTTCCAGCACTTTCAGATCGTCGGCGCGGCGCTTGCGCGTCTCGGCGGCCTTCTCCTGCGGAGATTGGCCCTTGGCGTTATTGGGCGCATCCATGGTGCCGGACATGTTCTTCTCGTTGCCCGGCACGTTGGAGGGCATGCCCACGCCTTGATCGTCAGCCACCGAACACCGCCATCAGAAACATACCGTCACCGCTCCAGGTTGTGCGCCGCCCTCGATCGCATCTGCAATCGCTTCGAGCGCTTGTTGCCGGTCGTGCTTGTTTTGTTTGCTCGTGCCGTTCATAGGCACGATCGCGAAGAACTCGCCGCCTTGTCGGTCCCACATGGACAGGCGCTCCGCGTGGCAGCCGTGAATGGGCGACCAGAAGAGAAAACTTTGATAACGCATGGGGTTTCTAGAAAAATCCTTGCTCTCAGGGGCGCTAGGACTCGGCTGAATTCACTCAAACGCCAAGCCACGAATTTCCACTTCCGCCCAGCTTGATCTGCGTGCGCTTGAATTCGCGCGTGGGCTTGTCGGCTTTCGTCATGCCAGGGAAAAGTTCAGTGAACGCCCATACGAGAGCGTCGGCCCGGTTCGGCGACGAGGCCCCGGTGTAGCCGGTCGTCGTGAAGGCGCACAGTTCCTCTTCGAGATCAGGGAACCGTCCGGCAAAGCACACCTTGCCTTCGTCCGTGAGCACGCTTATCGGCTCGGCCCGCACGACCTTGCCGCGGCTCGCCGTGACCATCTTGAACGGCACGCCAGGCTTGGCTGCCCGCACCACGAACTTGACCATCCCCCCGCCGAAGTTGGTCTCCCCGATGATCGTGTCGGCCGCGTGACGCTCGTAAGCGTTCGTTGCGACCTTTCCCCATGTCGTGGGGCCTTCGTTGATCGTGAGGTCTTCCAGCACATAGCCTCTGCCGTCTACGCCCAAGCCACAGACCAGAATGCCGATCGCATCATGTTCACCGGGCTCGTCGTCATCGGCGCCGGATGGGTCGATCGCGACGACGATGCGCTGCATGTCGGGCAATTCCTCGATGCGCTGCTTTTCGATGCTCTCAATGCTCCACAGGGCGTTGGCCGTGACATCGGCGTACTTTCCATCCAGGAACCGGAGCCGATAGCGCGCCGACTGCTTCTCGAGCGTCTCGATGTACCCGGCCGCCAGGTTTTCCCGGTTGTCGCGCGGGTTCATCTGAATGTGCGCGTAGTCCTGGCCGTTGATCGGCTGTTTGGCGATCGGGTCATAGCCTCGGTGCCAGAGCTGATAGGTCCAATGAGCCTGAGACGGTGGATTGCAGTCGTAGAGCATCTTGAGCCGTAGCTCTTTCTCGACGCCCCCCACCTTGTGCGTGCATTTCTGCGCCAAACGAGTGACCGCTAATTCCCGCGATGCTTGCGGGATCTGCGAGCACTCGTTTAGGTAGATCGTGGCGAACTCCATGCCGAGAATCTTCTCGGTTCGGTCCTTGTCGTCTAAGCCACCGAGCCAGATCTCAGATCCGTTCGAAAGCTTGAACACCCAATCCTGCTTATCGATTGTGTACTCGACCTCGGGAAAGCACACCTTGAACACCTTGGGCAACGTGTCCAACCCGATCGTGGCCTTGCAGGCGTTGAACCGGAACCTGAATATGGCGTGACGGCTACCGGAGGCCGCAAGGGCCCGCAGCACCACCGCACGGCACGCGATGAACGTCTTGCCCGACCGGCTGCCCCCTTCAAGCAGGATGTGTAGCGCGCTTGAACCGATGGTGCGCAATGCCTCCGACTGCTTGGGCGTGGGCTTATAGGACGCCTTCGTCATCCCGGTCGACGTTCAGCGTGAACTGCTTGTTACCCTGCTCGTTGTCGCGCTCATACAGGCCTAGGTGCTTCATCGCCTTGTCGAGCGCGCTGTTCTTGTCCCACAGCTTGACCTTCTTCACCTGGGCTATGGCCGATCCGTCCACCTTGACCTCTTGCACGTCCACCGCGGCAATCATCGCGGCGGTGTCGTCGTCCAGATCGTGCAGGGGCTTCATGGTGCCGTCGGCGTTGAACAGCTTGCGCACGTCCGACAGCGCCAAGCGCCGAAGCTCGCCAAGGATGCGATCGACGGTCAGGCCGTGCTTCTCGGCAAGTTCATCGGCAAGGCGAGCTCGGTGCTGTTTAAGCGCTTCCTGAACGTAAGCGTTCCTGAGCGCACGATTCGCGTTCTGTGCTGCACAGGCTTTGCTCCAGCCTGCCTTAATGGCTGCCTGCGCGCCGTTGCCGCCGTTGGAGATGTACTCGGCCACGAAGATGGCGAGTTTTTGCTCAGCCTTGCGCGAAATCTGCTTTGCGGTGCTCACGTTTCGCTCTTGAAACGCTCAGTTCTTCGCCACGTAGAGCGTGTCGAATGCGTCGAGCTTGGCAAGGTAGTACTCGCCCAAGATGATCTCGACGAGGGGATGGACGAAGCGCTCGCTGAATTCGTCGATGGCAAGGAACATCTCGTCGCGTGGGAACGGTCCCGACTTGAAATTCGCTTCGCCTATCCCGACGGACAGATACCAGTCATCGTCGTCCACCCGCGGCATGAACTCGACTCTCACATCGGCGTCGCCCTGGCGCACGATGCCCGGACGCTGCTGGTTCATCACCATCGCGATCTCGCAGGCGATGATATGCGGCGTCAAGATGCAGCGTGTGTCCATCACCGCTCCACGCTATATCCGACCGACCGATCGAGCACCGCAGACTCGACAGCGCGCGCCATGATCTTGCGCCCGGGCTCGGTCTGAGAGGCCACGATCCATTCATCGAACGTGAGGTGCCCGGTGTCCTGCGCGTAGATGTCCCAAAGTCTTTGGACTTCGACCTTGAGCGGCTCCGGAAGTCGATCGAGCCTCATGTGGCCTACGTTCTCGCGCCACGCGCGAGCAGGCAGGCTGCTTTGATGCTTCACTTGAGCGCGCCCTTCGTGCGCCGGCCGCCGAGGTTCTGCTTTTCCATCGGTGCGCTAGTTTTGATCGCGTGCTTCGATTTCGTCGGGCGCGAGCCGGATCCTGCGGCCACATTCATTTTCGCGCTCGAGCCCATCGCTTTACCTACAGACCCCTTGCTCGCGTCGTGAACCAATCCGCCTTTCTTAGCCATCACAATCTCCTTGTTTTTGCCCGAGGATCAGGCAGCGTCGGGCGGGCGGACCAACGTGCAAATGCTTCGTGAATCGTTTCCCCGAAGTGCGTCCAACCTTGACCCTGGCAGTACCAAGCGCCGCGCCACATAAATAGGTGAGGACGGGTGCGCCATGGGTCGCGATAGCGGCCACGCCACTCGGTGGGAGTCATTTCGGGGGATGGTGGGAATAAAAGGCCCGCTCACCGTTTCCGGGGCGGGCGAATCCATGGGCCGACAAGACACATGGAGGAGACTCGGTGCAAACGAAAAAGCCCCGCCGGTTTCCCTGGCGAGGCTCTAGAAACATTTGTGGAACGTATCGAAAAAGTACGATATGACACTTTTCCGTTGTCGTCAAGGTGAGCGCTGACCGCAGGCCGCCCCTTAAACCGCTACTTCGGAGGCATCGATCAACATCCCCTTCTCTTCGAGAGCCGCGGTCAGCGCCTCCCACCCGTGATGCTCCAGCGTCCTCAGGAGATCCTTGATCTTCGCGTGCTGCCGGGCGGCCGTGGATTTAGACACGCCCACCTTGACGGCCACCTCGTCCAAAGTCACCTTCGCGCCGAACACCTTTTCAGTCGACGCGAGACGCAGGCGTCGATTGGAAACGTGTCCAGCAAGTGCCTGGAGGGAGTGGTCGCAAAGCTGACTCGTTACCTGAGTCCACATCTCGTTCGCGCGCCATCCGCTGCAACACGGTGAGCCGCACGTGCAACGAAGCCGGTGCGCCGTGCAACGCGCGATGATCGCAAGGGCCTGGTAGTACGGAAGACATGCGATCTCGGCCCATACCATGCCCGCCTGACCGGCGCCGTCTAGCCCATTCAAACCACGCCCTGACCCGCCCCCCGAGTGCTTGAGAAATGCCGCCATCGGTGAGAGTGCGTATTGCTGGTCCGTGTAGTTCAGCGCGAAAACGACCGCCTCCTTGGCGCTCTTCATGATGCCGGCGTGTTTTACAGTCTCCTGCGCGGTTTTTTTCAATTCAGCCCCCGAAGATGCGAGCCCAGAAACCGATCCTCATGTCGGGCTCGGCCTTGATGATTCTTATTGGAGGCGGTGGAAGAGCGCGCTTTTCAAACAGCTTGGCATCCATGCCGCAGATCGCTTCATCGTCCAATGCGCCAGGCATCCCACGAACGATTAGGCATGCCAATAGAGGTGACCCGTCGTCAAGGCGACGCCTGGAATTCGGATGCGCGCACATAAGCGTTGCGTGTGTAAGGTGGTGAACCGCGTGCTTGCAATCCTTGCAGTACTTCGTCTCCATCACACCCTCCCTTCGTGCTCGCGCTTCTCACTGCGCAGGATTTCGATCTGCCGCTGACTCAGGCACAAGTAGTGCTGACCTAGTATCACGGTATCGCCTTGGTCGGCCTCGCATGTGGCTTGAATCCGCGAGGCCTCGGTGTAGCCACCCCAGACGTGCGCGCCGACGCCTATGACCGCAGCGATAGGCACAACCCAACGAAGTTTCATGTCTCAATCCTCCTCGATCTCTTTAGCCTCGACGTGCGGCAACTGAATACCCAGGCGAACATCCTTGCGGCTGCAACCGCGCGCGATGCACTTGGCGTACATGCGGCCATCTTTCGACGGCTCGCCTTCTGTCCACAGAGCCGCGTGACACGTCGGACAGCGCAGGGGAGCGGGAATGTAGTAGAGCTTCACGATGGAGACTTACCTAGCGCACCGGCTCGATCAACGCGATCGCCGTCGACTTCTCGGCGTCCTGGCGTAGCTTGATCTGCTCGTCTAGCTCGCGGCGCACGCGAAGCAGTTCGGACAACGAGGGTTGCTGCTGAACCTCTGCACATACGTCAAACATGGATATCTCCTGACTTACGTTTTTCGATCCGCCTTTCCAACCTGCGGGCCTTCTTCTGCATCACTTTCTTCAACCGCTGCAAGTACTCGACAGTCCACTTTGCCGTGCCTTGCATCGCTTCTATTTCCTCGACGCGCGTGATCCCGATGCGCTCGATCAGACCCGCCCGGTAGTCGACGACTGCACCACCGAGATCGCGATTGCACTTCTTGCACTGCGCCCTGATTTGCGGCAGGTAGAACCGGAGATGGGGAGCACTGCCGACCGAGCGGTAGTGGCCGGCGTCCATTGCTCCACCGTATCGCGCATCGGGTTTCGATCCGCATGAGATGCACCCATGTCCAGCGAGAATGTCTCGGAGCCTCGCTACCTTGTTCACGACTGCCTGGCACTCGGCAATCCATTGGCGCCGCGTCTTGAGCTTTTCGAGCGCCGCCTGCGTCGCCTTCCGATCCGCGCGCTTGGCCCGCTCCGCATCCCGCTCTCTCTCCTTCTGCGCCATCGATACCGCACAAGCCGGCGAACAGACCTTCTGCATGCTTCGCACGGGCATGTAGAGCAGCGAGCACACGCGGCACTTCTTGGGCTTCAAGCGGCGCGCTGGGGTGGTCGTGCGGGGCTCGACGTTCACGCTGGAACCTCGTCGCGCGTTTCTTCGTCGATAGGGACGCCAGAGATAGGACGGAGGTGAGCATCGCCGTAGCACGTGAGGCGGAACGATGTGAGCCGCATGTCAGGCCAGACGCGGACCCATAACTGTCCCGAGACCTGCCATGACAATCCCTCGATGCCGCAAAGAATCCCATTGTCCATTTCCGCGCCATACGAGAGCGCTCGATCGACGTGAACAATTTTTCCGATGTTCTCGACGCATCCGCCGGTGACGATCGCCAAATCCCCAGGTTTGCAGTTCACGCCGGCAGCCCTCCGTGCTCACGCAATATCGCGCTCGCCTCTTCGTCTCCTACAAGCCGAAGTTCAACCGACCGTGGATGAATGTGCGTCACGAGCGTTTGAGCATTGACGGAGTATTCGCGCACCTCCTCGGCCGTGATCTCGACACGCCCTCCGCATTTCATGACCACGACGGCCAGAACCTTAGACATGAAGTCGTCGTCGATCTCTTGCGAAACGGGATGGTTTGGGTTGAGCTTGTTCACTATGCCGCCCTCCGCTCGTAGTCGCCAAAGAACGCCACATCTTGGCGATCGTCGTCAGTGAGGTTCCTGATAATTCGGCGCTTGTCGGTTTTGGTGGCTTTGGGTGCTTCGACGAGGCCGGCGGCAGTAGCAAACGGATTGACGCAGCGCACTCGCTTTTCTTCGGAAATTGGAGCGGGCTTTAGCGCATCTCTCCCTGCCCCAAGAGCAAACACAGCGACAGGACGACGCGGTGACCGCACCCATCGGCAAATGTGCACGTCTTTGCCGTGGTGCTCATTGAGAGTCCTCAAGGCGTTCTCCTTTCCGAGCCTGGTTGAGGCGATGATTTCGTGGCGTGTCATCGGTCGAATCTCAAGCGCCGCTTTCACGCGTGGCCATGCGGCATTGGCTCGCGGCGCCATCCTCATCGCGAAATCCTTGGGTCGTCGGACCGTTGAGCGCTCGATCACAGCGCGCACAGATCGCTCGTTTCGGCCGAGCGAAGTTGCGATGTCCCGAACGCGATCACCGGCCTCGTATCGCCTCAAAACCTCGGCGCGCTCCCTTGCAAGCCAGAATCGACCTCGCATCTCTCGTCTCCTTTAGGGCGTGAAACTATTGCTCGTCGGTGTAGTGCTGCATGGCGTGGGTGGGGCCGATGATGGGTGCCGTCGGCAGGACTTCTTGCCGCCCGGCGTCGGCGGTCAACTCCACGAGCTTGTCCTCGATCGCTCTCAGGTCGGCCGATCGACCGCCCTCTCGGCGAATCAAAAGCGATTCCTTAACAAGTGACGAATTCATGTTCAGCACGAGCGTGATCGCATCGTTTGTCCCGGCATTGGCGCGGAAGTGACAGCAGCAGTACCATTTCCCGCCCACCCCGAACGAGCCGAACATCGGGCAGCCGTAGGCCGCGCACATGCCCCAGGCGCTCCCGTCGTCGCTCATGGTTGGCTCCCTTCGTGCTCGGCGACGCGCTGCGCCATGCGACGCTTGGCGGCATCCAACGCCTCGCGCGCGACAGCGCTTTGCAGTTCTGCGGCCTTCGCGAGTTTGTCGGCCGCACTCGGGATCGAGCCGACCATTCGCCGCAGTTCGGCAAAATTCGCCAAGGCCTTGGCGCTGTCGTAGCCGTCATCGGGCGCCGCGAGCATCGGGAGCACAGTTCGCGCATCCGCCAGTTGCAGCCGGCCGGCGCGTACCGCCTCGGTGATCGGCGCTTCGCGCAGCGTCGGATCGTGTCCTATCGACTTGATCCACTGCACCGGCCTGGCGGCAGCACGCGAGGCTTCGACAAGCCGTTCGTAAGCCGCCTTGAACGCCATCCGCGCGCCTACCTCGTCGCCGCCTTCGAGCACGCTCGATGCGATCGCGAATGCCTCGGCGCATTCCTGCGTCCACACGACCGTGTCCCGTTCGTCGCGCGAGCGCAGCGAGATTGCCCAGGCTTCGTTGGCGTCGGGCCGATCATCGGTTGCCTTGGGCATGCGCTGCACCACGTCCGCAGGAA